TTTCCTTTCTAAGTGTAGAGGGGGATTCTTCTGTTCCCAAGCGATCCCCCGAACCGAAGTCCTAACTCGGCTATCGGCTACGCAGCAATTGCGTAGTAAACCGATGCGGAAGTATAATCGGAATTATTTGCGATTATGGTTGTTGCACATTCACAGTCGTTGCTCAACTGGTATCTCTCTTAGTCTTTACTACTATCAATCGATTTCCAAATACGCCCCCATCAACAAACTACGAGTCAGTCCCACAAATCTGCATCCCAATCCTTGTTGAAGTGTTCATCATAATGATGCTTCTTCTTAGGATGTTTCTTTGAGGTCTTCCCAGCCTCATCGTGCTCTCTCATTCTGCGAGAACTAGGAAGCCTTTCAAGGATACTTAATTTCTTATCTAATATACTACTCATAGGTTCTTGGTGGAGGCGGCCGGAGTCGAACCGGCGTCTTGTCTAGTCTATTTCACTAATGTCATCAATACGTAAATATTTATCTTATCCATTTTTACTAAAATGGTATCCCTTACATACCTTGAGAAGTTCATCAACATAATCTTCGGGATTATATTCTTTCCATTCAACGAGTAAATCTACAACTTTATCACCATCCATAAATGGTACTGGTTTTTTTGGATCATTAAAACGAATAAATGTACAAATTACAACTTTCTTCGGAACCAATTTATACATTTCGGCCAACATATGACAATATGCTGTTCCTTGTAAAATATAATTGAAAACATATTCATCTTTTTTAATATAACTTCCTGTTTTCCAATCTATGACCGCAAGTTCACCATTATAGTCTGCAATCAAATCTGAAGTTCCTGCAACTTTGAGGTGATCTGACCACATTGATAATTCAATTCCACGAATATTGTCAATCCTTGCATCAATTTGTGGTATGCCTGCAAGAACAAGTTCTTTGTGTTCTTGCATCACACTACTCTTACCATCTTTTAATTTTAAATAGTTTTTATCACCACGTAAATATTTCTCAAGTATTCCATGAATGTTAGTACCACGCCTTGCAGCACGATGTGAAATTTTGTCTGCCGCTTCTTTTCCAATTTTTGCTCTCCACGCTTCAATACCTGGCTTGGAAATCATATGATAAAGAAGATTTGTAATAGATGGATATGTACCATTCGGAGAATGATATACCCTATCTTCACTTGAATTGTCTTGTTCTAATTGATCTTTTCGATTTTCAAGAAGATCATAATTAAATTGTTTCATGTTTAATGTACATCTATTGTGCTGTGCAAATGATGTTTTTTAATTTCTCTTAAACGATCCTTAAAGGCCTCATCGGGCTTCTTCCTTGCAAAGTGCCAAGGATCACCAACAAATGGTTTTGCAAACATCATTTTAACTTCACCATCACAGTCAGAAATTGGACATGATTTTTTGGTGGGTTCATCCCTCCGAGCTATGGGTAAAGATTCTTCAAAATCCTCACCACATTTCTCGCAAATGTAGTCATAATAAGGCATAAATTTGTATTTCTTTAGAATTATCCAGAACAAACATATTCGGAATGGTGTTCATCCGTCCATGTCCAATTCATATATCCACCACACTCTTCTATTCCTCTTTCTATCGCTTCCGCTGTTCTGTTGCCTCGTGTTGCCCAGTCACACTCACGATAATCTCCCAATGGTTTCCCAGTTTTGAAATCTTCATATCCAAGTTCTGGAAAGAAACACATCTTTTTAGATGATTTTACAACAGATACTTTCTTGTCTGTTATAATAGTAGATTTAGCGACAACAATTTCAACTTTTGGTGTCTCTTCTACTACTACTGGTTTTTCTACTATTACAGGTGTCTCTTCATGTGTATGAACAACTTCTCGTTTTTCAATTACACAATCTGGACACTCGCCAGTTTTCGTATCCATCCAGCACCCAGACATTGCGTGACAGACCTCTTCTGTCACATATTCAACCCCCGCTAGTGCTGATGAACTCAAAAACAGAACAAACCATAATGTAAGTACTAAATGTTTCATATTTTGCTCCTTTTTTTAGTTTACATGTATATTATACCAGCTTGGAACAAAAATGTCAAGTTTTTTACAAAGTTTTTTTACTTCCATAGAAGATATGTCTATCTATCGAAGCCATAACTTTCTTCTTTTTACTCCACTTTGGATATGTTACCATCCAATTTGCATGATAATGTGTTGCACCATCAGTAATGTCAATTAGTGCTTTGTCATGATAATTAATAAGAACTTTTTTAGCGAGTTCTTGTGCGGATTTCCAAGTTCTGCCTTCTCTTGGATCATCTCCCATTCCATCACAATACCATGAAAATTGACATCTATCTCTCACAGGAAAATGTTCATCTTTTTGAGCATTATAATAATGAATACCCTCTTGCACTACTTCACATATGGAATTGGGATAATTAGCACCCAATGTACGATTTAACGTTACATTCGCTACTGCTAATTTTCCTGCTGTACTCTCCACCCCTGCTTCAAAGTAAATATTTTTCGCCAGACAGAGAACATCTGCTGCTGTATATTTTACTTTATCAAATTCAAGAGGTTTGTAATAGTCTGGTGCAGCCTTAGTCTCAACTATGATTGGTTTCCATATTTGAGTAGGTGCATTGCTATTAATCGGTGAAGTAGTATACCATAGTGTAGCAAACAGAGCAAGGAACACCCTTACTATCTTTACCATACTTGTACCTTTTTTTGGTTATTAATTTCATTCACAGAAACATGGAATATAGAACTCATCAACCAAATGTAGTTATATTTATGCAATTTTATCGTTCAGCAACGGCTTTGTTACCAATCTACTCCCCCACTACTTGTCGTTGGGACGGTATCTTTTTTCACAATCTTGTCTTTCTTAGCTGGTGATTCTTCTTTTTCTTCAATATCTGGAAGAAGAGTTGGCCAGGTATCCTTAACTAACTTATAAGATAACCCCTTATAAGACAATTTTCGATCCTTAACAGCAAGAATAAGTTTTGCATCATTTGGATCAACTCGTTCTAATAATTCAACAAACATTGATTCTCTTCTAAGTTGTGGAAGATCGTGTGGACTTGGATCAACATAATAATCCAACTTCTTTACCTCAAAATGGAGTGAATTTGGAGTTGAATCTGCTACCTGTCCTGGCGTATATGGTGGTTTCCCAGGCGGTAAATACCATTTAACATCTGGATGATAGTTCAATTGTAACAACGCCCTAGTTGCAAAATTGTCTCTATCTGTGAGAACTTGTCGTTTCTCTTCTCTTGTTTTGGCCTTACCAACCAACTCAAGGGTTTCTAAAATATTGAATTCTGCCATATCAAACTTCTCCTGTAAATTGTTTATCTGTCAATGCAACGGTTTCTGTTGCTTTATAATAATCCCTATTTTGTAAACTTCCGAATTGTGATTCGTCCATCCCTTTTGACCATACTGCACCAATATCTGGATAGAATACCCCCACAGACCTCTTAGGAGTTCCGTCAGGGTAATATGCCATAGCAACACATCTTGGAACTACTTTATGTTCTTCATTTTGGCCGGAAAACATTCCAATCCAATCACCAGTTTTTAGATAGTGTTCACAATAACGAATATATGCCTTACGAGATGCGGCTTGCATTTCTGCTCTTCTTTGTTCTTTTTCTCCAACATGTCTACCTTTTCCTTGTTTACCTAACGCCGCAACCATTTCTTTGTTGTGTTTGATCCATCCCTTAACATTCTTAAAGGAATAAGTATCATCATCTGGAAGAACAAGAACACGTTCATTTACATTTTTATATTCTGCTGGTTTTCGTTTCTTTCGCATATTTTTCATGCGTTCCCGAAGAGCTTCACGTTGTTCTTCTGAAATCTTACGAGTTCGTTTAATTTTTATCGGTTCACGTTCTATTTTCACTTTCTTTGTCATTGCGATTTTTTCTCCTTAGTTTTTTCAATATTATTCTTAATTGTTTCTAACATCATTGTCCACTGTTTTGCAGTAGTTTCAATATCATAGTGCATATCATAGTATTGTTTCTGAAATGCAAGACCAGCCTGAACTGGTGGTTCCCAAAAATTATCAATTGCATCTTTCAGAACATACGCAAACTTTCTTGCATGTTCAGTTTTATCTTGGACAAATCCATACATCCATGCAAAGTTTGCACACGTTTCTGGAAGGACTCCAAGATTTGGACATACCACAATACATCCTGCACTCAACGCTTCGATTGCAGATATACATCCTGTTTCTGGATAGACATTTGGATATGCAAGGATATGTGTTTGTTGTAACGCTGATCGAATTTCATCATTAGAAACTGTTCCATGATAGTTCACATTTGGTGTTTCTTTACAAGCATCATAAAGAGGTTCCCATTCTTTGTCTTGTTCTTCCCAACCATATATCTTAAAACTGGAATATACATCAAGTTCTACATTCTCTAATTTTAATGCTTTGAATGCACCAATCAATACATCTAATCCCCGATGTGGTGTAGAAGTATATGCAAGTCGAATCGGGCCGTCTTTTGGTTTGGTATGTACTGGAATTGGTTCGATTGCGTTTTTGAGAACAACACTTTTTTCATATTCAACATCGAGATCCATATTATATTTTTCAAGTGACCAATCAGAAGGAAATACAAATCGTACAAACTTGTCACGATAAGATTTGTCTTTTAAAAATTGTACTTCTGGATCTTTCGATGTGTCCTGAAACCAAAGGATTTTCGGTTTATCTTCGTATTCACGAACCCTTGAAAGAATGATCTGAAAGTAGTTCCAGAGATCATCAGGCACCCTCTCCTTGACTCTTTGATAAATTAACTCACTTCCACCCTTTGCATTTTTTGATTGTTCAACTACATCTCCGTCAGTTGGTGGTGGTGGAAGTCCTTGTTCTTTTCTTTTCCGAATTTCTTTTATTTTAGAATCATCGAACTTCATCATACTCATATTAATACTCTAATTCAATTCCAATTTATATGCAACTGTATATCTATTCATAGGATTACTATGAATTTCTGCTTTATGTTGCAACTCTGCTTGAAATATTATAAATCTATTTTTTTTATATTCTAATTTATTTCCATTTTTAAATAAAGTAGCTCCTTTATATTCTGGTTTCCATTCACAGGGGAAAAATAATAAAGTTACATTTCTAGGATCTTCCGAATCAGTGTGCCATTTTCCACCAATTCCATAAGGATATAGATTAATATATTGTCGTTTAACTTTTACTTTCTTATCTTTTAAAAATTTAGATTTTTTAAAAATTTCATTTAATATAAACTTATATTCTGGTTTATCATCAACATAATATAAAAAAAAAGAATATTCTGGATCGGTGCCAGTTGACATTGCAATTTTCCAAGGAACAGAATAATCTCTAATGTTATAATTTATATAATTCAAAAACTGTTCTTCAAACACATCATCATATACCTCTAACATTATGGTTCTCCGATTCTATCGAGAGCCTCTATTCTTTCAAGTGCTTCAAGGGATTCATTATTTTCTTCTGTAGATGGTTCTGGTGTGTTCTTTCCAAAAAACTTTAGAACCGCCTGTAAAATTTTATCAAACATATTTTATTTCCATTGTATTATTATAACAAATTATTTAATAAATGTCAAGTTTTTTCTTAAAAAAGTTTACCTTGTTCAATACCATGTAATTTATATTGTAATTTTCCATCATGAAATACTTCAACATCATCACCATCTAATTGCTTGGTTGCGGCTTCGTTATCTGCATCTATTTTTCTAAATTTCAATATTTGTCCTTTTTTTGTTTCAACTAGATAAGGGGTTTGCTCGGTTTGCATAACTGTTCCTTTAAGTGAAATCCTGTCTTACAAATGTAGAACGAATCTACAATGTCAGATACAGGGTTAGAAATTTTGGTTGATTTTGGAGACAACTGACTCTTCAAATCAACGTGTGATTCTGACAAAAACGTTTCATACATTAACTCTTTATTGGCATTTCCTTTTCCTGTGGCGTGTTTTTTGATTACTGTGGGTGGGATTGTATCATATTTAAATCCGGCTTCTTTAAGTTGTTTTTTGAGTATTCCAGTATTCTCTCCAATATTAAAAACTCTACCTGTCGCCGCAAATGCATAATCTTCCAAGTAAACTTTATCTACCCGGCCATCAAACCATCGAATACATTCAACAGTCCAAGATGCAAGTTTACTAAATCGATCAATGTCATCCGTATATTCTGGATAATCATATGCAAATATCTTACCCAATGATTTATGCGACTTGTTCTGTTTCAAAAAATGAAACTTACAATTTTCAAATTTAATCTCATTGTCAATTATTTTTGCTACACATACTGCAGGCGATGTTAATGAATAATCAATTCCTGCAACAAATTCAATCTTCTTCAAAAAATTCGTCATAATAAGGTGCCATTAGTATTCCACAAAAAGCACAATGAAATGCATGTTCTTCCTGTCTGGTTCGTATGTCATCTGAATCGTATATCATGGTATATTTCACATTACAATTATTACATTCTACATCCAATTCAACTTCCATGTTTCTCCAATTAAAGGTCTACAATCTCACATCCATTTTCTGCTGAACAGGCAAGTTCTTGTGATGCTACCGTATAATCTTGCTGTTCGTAATTAGACAATTTTGACCAATCTACCTTCTTTGGTATTTTGACTAACAATTCATTATATTCTTTTTTTGTACAATCTTGATACGGCGCTTGTCTATATGTATGTTCACTAAAAGGTAAGAATGAAATACCACTAATTGAATCGAAATTGTTCCACACCCACGCACCAACATCAAACCATTCATCTTCTTTTACTGATACTGTAATAGATGGTTTATGTTCACACCAATGTTGTTGATATTTAGTCCAAAGTTGTAATTGTTCAATTGCAGTCATATCTTTACGACAAATTGCACCTTTGGGACTTTCCATTGGAAAAGAAAAAACAGTTGTATGTTCTGGTTTGGTTACATCTGGTTCGTTTGGAAAATTCGCCACTTTCATCATTTTACAAAGTGGGTCTTTATTGTCTGCCCTTATAGTACGAATATAATATGGATTATGACGGGCATGGATACCAGAAGAAGTATCCACAAGCTGAGAAACAGTACCACTAGGTTTGACACAAGTAATGGCAGCTGCACCATTGATTCCAAGTATGTTCGCCCAAATTTTATTAGTTTCATAAGCCACTTCTTTTAAATCTTCCAAAAGATAGAATGACAATGACGCTAACACAGAATTTAGGTGATGCATGGTCTTTGATGGCTCGATTAAACTACTACGGTGAATCATGGGATGAACGCGG